GACTATCATATTTCCATCTGGTTCAATGCAGATACCCCGGTCGCCACGGTAGTCCTTTGGGACGGTCGTGAAGACATTAGAGTTTCTGATACAAAAGAACCCCTCAGCGCTAGAAGGAGCATAATAGCGACCATTCTGATCGCTCAGATGTGCCAAGAACGGCAAACATCCTATGCTAACCTCGGGTAATGCGGCAACCTTGTTCGCGAGAACCGCCTTAGCCGCACGCAACGAAGTCGTTGCACCAGGACCAAACCGAAACGCTGTAAGCTCCGTAGGAGCTGCATGCAATATGCTAGATGCAATCCGGCGAGCCTCAACGAGGACGCTGGACAAAGCCAAAGGAATTTGGCTAATATGCTGCAGTCTCTTATTTGCTTCAGCGCATTGGTTTTCAGCCTGATAGAACTTTTTTAAGGCAGTATCAGCGCGTTTAGCAGTGTCTCCAAAGTATGGAGATTTTGCAAGAAGCGCGTAACACTGGTAGTCCCGAAAAAAGTCGTTGCAAGAAGCATAATTACTAACCAGAGGCCTTTCAAGAGCCTCCGGCTGATTATAGCGTACACACATGGCTGCGTGCACGCCGTAAGCAGAATTAAGTGCTTCAAGCGTATCAAGTAAGGCTTGCGAGAGCAGTAACTGCTTCTCTGTAGATGTCTCAAACATTTACAATCTCCACAGCGCGCTACGTTAGTAGTACGTTTCCTGGTTCTGTACCACGGCCTGGAAGGTCGTGTTACTGAAAAAGTTCTTGAGGAAAGCGAACATATCCTTGCGATCTTGCAAGGTATTACGCTCAGGGTGAACGATTTCCAAAGTCGCCAGGGTGGTGTATGCAACGGCAGGTGCCGGCGCAAAGCCACTAGGCGAGGAACCGCTCACTGTTTCAAGAACGGGAAGAGAGATTTTGACGATCGTACGCAAGCCATTTCCGGTCTTGGATTTACGAGTAAGGACGGACAGACGGCGATAGCCGCTGAGCGAACCAGCAGACTTTTCCCAAAACTCACACGCCTGGTCTTGACCGACCTGAGCGATTTGAGCTTCGAAAGTTTTGTTTACTGGGGTTGCTTGACCATCAGCAAGGATGATCGAGGCCGGCATTTGCGGCATAGTGTTAACTCCAAAAAGATTACATGATCAGCTTCACTTGCGTGATTTAAACTGTTGCGTTAATAGCGCCAGTGCTGAGGTAAGATGTGATATAGAAACCGGGTTTCGAAAACTCGGTAGCGGAACGGAGGGGACACTTGCAGAACGCACTTTATAATAGTACGTCCTAGTTGCGACACCGCCGTGGACACCTATATAGCTAGGATAGCTCACTGTAGGTCCGGGAGTGTAAATCACCTTGTGAAGGTTATCGATAGCCCTCGTCGTTGACGGATTGGACACCGATAAACCATGCAAGGCAGTCATTTGCTCTAAATATGAACCGATTGGTAAAACCCAATCAAGAACAAAGGAGTAAGGAAGAACTTCCCACGCCAGTAAGGCGGGATTTGTAAGACCCATTGAGGAGGCAGCTGCCACCTCGCTGTTAGTCACATACACATCCGCACGAATAGAGCAGCGATGACGAACTTCGCGTTTAGCCACATATTGAAACGGTGGCGCCGCAGAGTTCGTCGTGGTGTTTACCACCGGCCCCGAAAAGGCCGTGGCTTTCACCTGACGCATAATTGGAGGATGATAATGGCAGGCGTTATAAATGTCTGCCAAAAGTGGTTTCCAACCATACGCATTCTCTAGCCAGGCGTCTTCAAAGGTCTGTCTGCGGCGCCTCCGTTTGGAGGAGTGCCCATTCAAACCTGTATCCAACGCT